TGAATGGAGCGCGCTTTCAGTTGTGTAAAAAAGTGCGGCGCCCTCACGGGAAAATAAGATCAGACGCCGCCAACAGACTACACACGTTCGTTTTATTGGAATTTTGGTTGTGACACCGGGGCGCTACCCCCGCTTACTTCCCGCCGCTCAGTTTTGGTATTGGTCACCAGTACCTGTGACTCAGCCGATTTACAGGTCTTTGCGTCGGCCGGAGCTGCAGCTCACTTGAGCACATCACAACTGGAAGCGCACTCCAGCACGTTCATACCTGTCACCCATAACCGATAAGTTAGGGAGTGCGCTTTCATGTTGTGCCCCGGTCTCTTCCCGGGTGTCACACCGTGGCGCCGCGATGGTGAATCGCTGTTCGTGGCATTGGCTTGCACATTCCGGCTACCCGGTAGATCGGGATACTGTGAAAGGAATCCCCGGACCGCTGCGGCACATGTGCCATATGCCGATGGACTCAAGATAATCACAAATTGCGAGTAACGCAAGTATAAAAATGCGTTAAACGCAATCTATGGGCAAAAAAAAGACCTCCAGAGGAGGCCATTTTTCTGAAATGTTGATTACCCGTGTCGTTTGAATGCCTGGGATTGGCTTATCAGAACCTTGCCAAAGATATGAAAACGATGTTCGTTTTCTTTGGTAATGTTCCACTCCCTGTACTTGGGATTGTCAGAAATAACGAGTAGCTGGTCGGGAATCATCTGTAGGCGTTTAACGTAAACTTTTCCGTCAAATCCAAACACATAAATTCCATCGCCATCAAATTCATTAACGTTTACATCGACAAAGATGAGATCGCCAGGTTCGATTGTAGAAGCCATGCTATCACCGCGAACGTTGATAACCTTAACGCCGGTTGACGTCCTGCCTCCAAACATAATCACTGCCTGGTCGTTGCTGTATTCGATGGCATGTATAACATCGATAACGTCACTACCTTGAATATGTCCTGCCCCGGCGCTTGCGCTCACATCAAGTACCTCGACTCTATACACATCATTGTCCTTTCGGGCTGATGAATCAATTTTACTGTTTATATATACAGTAGACTCATTTTCCGAAGAGGTAAATAGGTCAGGGACTTTAACGCCTAAAGCGTGAGCAAGTTTGTTAAGTGTTTGTTCTGAAAACTGCTTTTGCTTACCAGTCTCGAGGCGTGAAATATTTGCAGCATCAATCCCCACAGCCTCAGCGAGTTCTGCGATTTTCATGTTCTTCGTCAGGCGAAGATATCGTATGCGAGATCCTATGTTCATGCGCCTATTACATGTTGTTTTTGCGTCTCATGCAAAGCAACTTGCGCAATTCGCCCACATGAAATAACATGCGTATTACGCAAATAAAGGAGAATTTATGCAATCGCCATTACGAAAGTTGCGTAAGTCGCATGGATTGACTTTGTCGCATGTAGCAACAGGCGTCCAGGTCGATCCCGCTACGTTGAGCCGCATTGAAAGATGCGAACAAGTTCCGTCCGTTGAATTAGCTGAACGCCTTGCCAGATTCTTCAAAGGCGAAATCAGCGAATTACATATTTTGTACCCGAGTCGTTATCAAGTCGCTGATGACGTCCTGGACAAAACCAATCTTAGTTCTAAAGCAGCAACCTGATAACTACCAAAGGGGAAAGAACATGGTAGACAGCATCAAGGCAGCAATCAGCGCTATGTGTAAGGCCCACCCGGGCGGACGTTTGGGCATGGCTGCTGATCTCGATATGAGCATCGACACGTTTCACAACCACATGTACCAGAAGTGCGGAAGCCGATTCTTTACCCTGGCTGAGCTGGAGCGAATGGAAGACCTCTCAGGTATTTCCATGCTGGCGGAGTATGCCGCCGCGCGTGTCGGGAAATTGCTGGTGGATGTACCCAGGCCGGAAAGCATCGATAACGTCGATCTTTATTCTCTCGATATGCAGGCGAACGCGGCAAAAGGGCTGCTGGCGCAGGCGCAGATAGAAGCAGCTGGTGATGGGGTGATAGACCGTCACGAGAGGAAAAAGCTGTCTGAGCTATTCCGTAAAACCATCCGGCACCAGTTCCATGGGTTCATGGGTTTTATGGCGCTCTACGGTGTTTCAGATCAGGCGGTGGATTTGTTCGTGACATCCAGAAAAGGTGACGCCCCGAGTGTGCAGCTCGAGGCGTCTGGTGCGTCATTTCAGTAAGTGGAGAACTAACGCATGAACAGTTTAAACCGATTCAGGCCAGCTAAGCAATTTCGTTGCCGTCCGCTGGTGGGTAATTCCCCGTTCGGCTATGACGAAATATTACGTGCAGCCGACGGCAGCCACAACTACCAGCCAACTGATGAACTGGTAGGCGCATTTTCGGCAATGAACGAGAAGGGGCGTAAAGAGTGGGCGAAATTAACCGCTGTTTCAGAGACCGCCGGGGTATCCCTGTCCGTGTCATCCGCTGGGAACCAGAGTCGCACCGGGTTATCTATCTGCGTTCTGGCTACCCACATGAATGCTTCAGCCCACTCCAAATTTTCAAACGCGATTTCCGGGAATTAGAGGGCGATCATGAGTCTCTTAATGCCATCCAGGCCAATAGTAATCAGCCCTGATCTCGCGTATCGCATCGGCCTCAATGAGGCTATTGCGTTGCAGCAGGTGCATTACTGGCTTAAAGAAACTACCTCTGGTGTGGAGCATGATGGTGCGCGCTGGATCTATAACACGACTGAGCAGTGGCTTGAACAGTTCCCGTTCTGGTCGGAGTCGACCCTGAAGCGTACCTTCACCTCGCTCAAAAAGCTGGGGCTGCTGCAAATTGAGCAGTTGAATAAAGGTCAGCGGGATATGACCAACTTCTACACCATTAACTATGAAAACAGACTCTTAGATGATGTCATTTCGACAAGATCCATCAGGTCAAGATGCACCTCTCCATCAGTTCAAAATGACACGATGGAAGAAGCCAGAGTGAAACGCTCCACCGGGTCAAAAAGAGACGCTGTCATCAGGTCAAAATGCACTGATGATCTTACAGAGATTACAACAGAGAGTACTACAGAGATTACAGATAAAACCTCTTGTCAGGTTGCGGGGCAACCCGACCGTGAGGTATTGATTACTGATCAGGCCAAACAGGTTTTAACCCACCTGAACCAGAAAACCGGATCCCGGTACCAGGTCTGCAAATCCTCTCTGGAGAATATCCGCGCCCGGCTGGGTGAGGGTTTTACACGTGACGAGCTGGTGCTGGTTGTGGACTACAGCACTGCAAAGTGGGCGGAAGACCTGAAGATGGCTGAGTACCTCCGCCCGTCAACTCTGTTCCAGCCTTCGAAATTCCCTGCTTACCTCCAGTCGGCCACGAAGTGGGAAAGCGCCGGGCGCCCGGTTCGCGAGAACGGGCAATGGGTCAGCACCATGGTGGCCCGTTCCAGCTATGACAACGTCGATTACTCGCAGATTCCAGAGGGGTTCCGGGGATGACAGTCACGAACGAAATGCAGAATAAATATTGCCTGGCGCTGGCCGAACTGCGTAGCCAGCCAGCCCATGAACTCAAAGACGTTGGCGATCAGTGGTGCACACCAGACAACATTTTCTGGGGTATCAATGCCATGTTCGGTCCGCTGGTGCTCGATCTGTTTACCGACGGCGAAAACTCAAAGTGCCCTGATTTCTATACTGCCGAAGACAATGCACTGGCGCAGGACTGGTCCGCCCGGCTCGAAGAACTCCATGGCGCGGCCTATGGCAACCCGCCGTACAGCCGTGCATCTCAGCATGATGGCGAATACATCACCGGGATGCGGTACATCATGCAGCACGCCAGCGCGATGCGCGATAAAGGCGGACGGTATGTATTTCTTATCAAGGCAGCCACCAGCGAAGTGTGGTGGCCGGAGGATGCCGATCACATATCGTTTATCCGCGGGCGAATCGGTTTTGATCTGCCAAAGTGGTTCATTCCGAAAGATGAGAAACAGGTTCCGTCAGGAGCGTTCTTCGCAGGCGCGATTGCTGTATTCGACAAAATTTGGCGCGGCCCGGCGATCAGCTACATCGAGCGTAAGGATCTGGAAGCGCGCGGCGATGCATTTATCGCGCAAATTCACCGCGAAGCGCTGCGTCTGTTACCCCAGATGCAACGACAAAATATTCCGGAAGTTATTCCTGGCGCAGGCGATGAGGCTGTCGAATGCGCAGAAGCGCTGGATCTGGCCGATGAAGTTGCGCTGTCAGGACCTGCAATCAGTTCCGAAGACATCCTGCCACTTAACCAGGTTGATATTCTTACAAAGAGCGGTATCCAGGCATGGGCCTGTGTCCGGGCGGTTTTTGGCGACAAGGAAGAGTACACCTTCAAGGAGTCAAAGTTTGCTCACGTATGGGCCTCCGACAATGTTTCCCAGCCGACCATGGTTATGGTAAGCGCAGGTGACATTGCTGTGGCGGAAGTCCTGATCGCTGAGAAAAGTTTGCATCTGGCTGTCAGCGAATGGCTGGATCTTAATTTCCCCGAGAATGACCAGGGAAAAGCCGATATGCAGGAACGGCTAAATATCGCAGGCATGGAAGCGATGAACGAATATGGCCTGGCGATCCCGACATTTATGGATGTCATCAAAGAAATGGATCCCGCGGCGCGCTGCAACATTCGCAATATTCGGGTCGCACTAAAGGATTTCAGCAGCAAAACCTCGCAGAAGGAGGATGCAGCGTGAAAAACCTGACCGCCCGCCAGCAGGAAGTTTTATCCCTGATCGTGGCTTTCCAGAAAGAGCACGGTATACCACCAACGCAAAAAGAAGTTGCCGACCTGATGGGCGCGGCGTCTCCGAACGCGGCGACCGAACTGCTACGTGCGCTTCAGCGCAAAGGTGCAATCACCCTGGTGCCGGGCGTAAGCCGGGGCATCTCGATAAACAGCCAGAGCGCAGAGGATGAGGCTATATCACTGCTGCGCTCGCTGGTGGCTGGCGATCAGCATGCACGGGAAGAAGCTATCGCCTTTCTCGAAATGCGCGGAGTGGCCGTATGAAACTGACGCTGCCATTTCCTCCAAGCGTAAACACCTACTGGCGCGCCCCGAATAAGGGGCCGCTGGCCGGGCGCCATCTCATCAGCGCCGCCGGGCGCAAATATCAGAGCGATGCCTGCGCTGCGATCATCGAGCAGTTGCGCCGTTTACCTAAACCGTCAGCAGAAGCCGCTGCGGTTGAAATCATGCTGTATCCGCCGGACGCTCGCCGCCGGGACATCGACAACTACAACAAAGCGCTGTTCGACGCGCTGACACACGCTGGTGTCTGGGAGGACGACAGCCAGGTAAAACGTATGCTGGTGGAATGGGGGCCAGTGATAAAGAAGGGAAGGGTAGAAATCACGATCAGCAAATTTGAAACCGTGGCGAGTGCAGTCGCCGAATAAGTGGAGAAAAGCATGAACGAGTTAATCAACGTAACCAGCACGCTGACAATGTCCAGCCGTGAAATTGCCGATCTGGTGGAGTCACGCCACGATGATGTGAAGCGCTCAATCGAACGCCTGGCTGAACGGAGCATTATTCAACTTCCGCCACTGGCGGATGTTAAAAATCACCTCAATCAGACGGTATCCGTTTACCTGGTGAACAAGCGTGACAGTTATGTCGTTGTGGCGCAGCTGTCGCCAGAATTTACCGCCCGGCTGGTAGACCGCTGGCAGGAGCTTGAACAGACGCAGCAAATCGCCGTGCCACAATCTTTGCCTGATGCACTTCGCCTTGCTGCGGATCTGGCAGAAGAAAAGCAGAAGCTGACGGCAGAGCTGGTCGCCGCGGCGCCGAAGGTGGAGTTCGTCGACCGGTACTGTACTGCCAGCGGATCTATGTCGTTCCGTCAGGTGGCGAAACTGCTTGGCGCCAAAGAGCCAGAGTTCCGCCTGTTCCTCATCGATAACAACATCATGTACCGGCTGGCGGGCACGCTGACACCTCATCATCAGCATATCGATCTCGGTCGGTTCGAAGTTAAGACCGGCACTTCGTCAACCACCAACAATGCATTCAGCCAGGCGCGCTTTACCGCCAAAGGAATTAAGTGGATCGGCGGCCTGTGGGCTGAACATCTGGCGAAAGGGAAAGCGGCATGAGGGCACTGCTCAAACCGGTTGTTGTCCGGGAGCTGGGTGTGGTGATGTTCCGTCCCGGAGCTGACTTGCTGGCGCACTTCAGCCGCGGGCGCATGCTGCTGGAGAACGAACCGGAACGTCTGGCCGGGTTACCCTCCGGACAAATCCCGCCCGCCTCCCAGCCGCTGGCAGAAGATCCGATGCTGGTACCGGTGTTTGAACACGAGAAGGTGATCGCGCGCGCCGGCGGCATGTCCGGTCTGGAAAACTGGCTGATGCGTGGCGGCGAATGCCAGTACCCGCACGGCACCTACCATATGGAAAACGTGACGGCATTTCATCATGCGCCCGGCGTGATCCGCGTCTGCTGGCACTGCGATAACACATTGCGCGGCCAGTTCACCGAGCGCCTGGCGGGCATCGCCCGGACGAACCTGGCGCAGTGGATCATTGAGTTCGTGCGGATGGCGCTGGGCTTTGATGATACCCACCAGCTGACGATCCCGGAGTTGTGCTGGTGGCTGGTGCGTAACGATCTGGCTGACGTTATTCCCGAAGAGCTGGCGCGTCATGCATTGCGCCTGCCGGTGGCGACCATTCCGTCGGTGTATCGCGAAAGCGAGCTGGTACCGGCGCCGGCGGCCACCAGCATCATTGAGGAAAAGGCGAAGCAGGTGCTGGCACTGCGCATCGATCCGGAATCGCCGGAGTCCTTTATGCGACGCCCGAAGCGTAAGCGGTGGGAGAACGAGAAATACACCAGGTGGGTAAAGGCGCAGCCGTGCGCCTGCTGTAGCAGTCCTGCTGACGATCCGCATCACGTCATTGGCTACGGTCAGGGCGGTATGGGAACCAAGGCGCATGACCTGTTCGTGATACCGCTGTGCAGAGCGCATCACGACGAGTTACACGCTGACATGAAAGCTTTTGAAGAAAAATATGGCACGCAGCCCGAGCTGCTGCTGAAGACATTAGACCGCGCGCTGGCGATCGGCGTACTGGCGTAAGTGGAGTGGAGAACACCATGAATTTAGATAGCATCGTTAAATTTTTCGCGCCGAAAGGCATGCATATTTCCGACAGTCCGCGCGCCACGGCCAGCGAACAGTTAACCGGTACGGATGTCATGGCAGCGCTGGGCATGACACAGGCTGAAGCCGGGATCGGGCTGGCTATGTTCCTCGGTAAAGCGCGCATCAGTGCCCAGGATAAAGACGCCGCTATTGCATGGCTGACTGAGTATGCCAAAGAGAAAGCGCCGCTGGCGTTGCGCCGGGCCGCTGGCAAAAAGTTCCCGCTGTGCATGCGGATCATCGCAACGTTCGCCTATAACGACTATGCCTCATCCGCGGCGGATTCTTACGACTGCCCGAAGTGCGCAGGGAAGGGGTTAATCGAAAAGAGCGGGGTGCTGGTGAAGAGTCATTACACCATGCGCCTGCCGCAGTGGGCTAAGGATATGAGGCAGTCACCGTCTGACTTCGAGGTTAAACGGGAGGTGAATAGCCTTGATCACCAGTTGTGTACTAAGTGCAAAGGGCACGGAAAAATCAGCCAGCGCTGCCAGTGCGGCGGTACCGGTAAGACCATCGATCGGAAAGCTACTGAGTTCCAGGGCGTGCCGGTGTACCAGCAGTGCAAACGCTGTGAGGGGAGAGGGTACAGCAGACCTAAATCCTCAGTGGCGTACCGGGCCATTCTGGCACATTTGCCAGCGCTGCCGGAGCGCACCTGGCGTTATAATTGGAAGCCATTCTACGAAAGTCTGGTTACCAAATGCTTTCAGGAGGAGAGCTATAGCGATACGCAGCTAAAACGGGTTACTGGTTCACCAACTTTGATATAAATCGCAAACTTTAGCTGCATGATGCTTGCAATCTTGCCGTTTTTGTGTAAATTTGACATTAACGATGGGCATTGTGTGTTCAGAGTTAAAAAACCCGCCATTGAGCGGGTTTTTAATTATTAAAGCAGTCCTATCGCCCCGCCAGCGATAGATGTAACCAAGGGATGTTCTGCAAACCGGCGAAGAAGACTTTTTGCTTCTTCTTTTTCTTGTGGTTGTGCATTTGAGTTATCAATTAAGTTAATGAGCTTTTCAATACTATTGGTGATCTCCTGACGATTGTGATTACCAATTTGAACATAGCCGCCGTGAATATTGATCTGCTGTGATGAGAAGGCAGGCATAGTCTTCTTAGGACCAACTTTAAGCTGATAGTGAGGACCGAACCCTCCTATGCTGGTATCGTAGAAATTCGCCTTATGAATTTCTTTGTGTTCTTCTTTTCCGTTCGGAAGCACACGTACTACCGTATCACCATCATCTACGTCAGCCATTTTGTCATTTACTATGACTGTGTCTCCGGCAAATTTTGCTTTATAAGGACCCACTCTGGATCCGTCTTTTTTCAAGATAAAAGCTTCTTCTTTTGCTGAAAGCATTTTTGCTCCTGTGTATTAAAGCCAGCGGAAACTGGCTGATTACCTTTATCGTGAAATTTCTACGGTGTATGCGATTTGGATCAAACGATGAGCAATTGCCATCAAGATTTGCCAGAACACACACAAACTCACAGCCCATCACATGAAAGGCATCAGAAAAAATTAATTCCTTAAACAGGCTTCCTTTGGGCGGCCTTTTTTATTTCCCCTCATCTGAGAGGATCAACAGCAATGACGAGGGGGCTAAATGTCCGAACCTTTATCCGGGTCTGTTGCAGCTGCGAGTGCGTTAACCGGTGCCAGCATTTACGGGCTGCTGACCGGCACTGATTATGGTGTCGTGTTCGGCGCTTTCGCCGGTGCCGTTTTCTACGTAGCCACTGCAGCAGACCTGACGATTTTCCGCCGATCTGCATACTTCATCGTTTCCTATTTTGCCGGGGTATATGGTTCAGGGCTGGTGGGCTCCTGGCTCGCCAGTTTGACCAGTTACAACGACAAGCCGCTTGATGCACTGGGCGCGGTGCTCCTGTCCGCCGTTGCTATCAAGACACTCACATTTTTCAGTGAGCAGGATCCGCTGACGTTATTGCAAAGGTGGAGAGGAGGAACCAATGGTAATAAGTGATCCTCTGGTGCTGACCAACGTAATGACATGCACCGCGATTGTTCTGCGCCTGATGATGTTCCGTAAGCCGGGCGGAAAACATAACTGGTGGGCGTCCTGGCTGGCGTACCTGATCATACTGGCATACGCCTCCGTCCCGTTCCGATTCCTGTTCGATTTCTATTTCCACGCCCACTGGGCAACCGTCACTATCAACTTAATCATCTGCGCCGCCGTGTTCAGGGCACGGGGTAATGTGGCGCGGCTGTTCTACGTTCTGAGGCCAGAGTGATGCAGACATTAAATACGCAGCGCAAAGCGTTTCTGGATATGCTGGCCTGGTCAGAAGGCACCGACAAGCCTGGACAACCCACCCGCAATCGTGGTTATGACGTGATTGTGGGTGGTACGCTGTTTACCAGCTATACCGATCACCCCCGCAAACTGGTTACGCTTAACCCGAAACTAAAATCCACGGCCGCCGGTCGCTATCAGCTCCTGTCCCGCTACTGGGATGCGTATCGCATACAGCTCGGCCTGAAGGATTTCTCCCCGGCCAGCCAGGATGCCGTCGCGCTGCAGCAAATAAAAGAGCGTGGAGCACTACCGCTCATTGATAAGGGTGACATTCGGCAGGCCATCGACCGTTGCAGCAATATCTGGGCATCTCTTCCCGGGGCGGGTTACGGCCAGTTCGAACATAAAGCCGATAACCTGATCGCCAGGTTCAAAGCTGCTGGTGGCAAAGTCAGCGAGCCAACATCATGATCGAAACCTTCTCAGCTCTGGGGAAAAAGTTCTGGCTGCCGTTGCTGGTTGCCGCAGTGATAGGTGCGCAGGCGTTTTTCGTTAATCACTACCGCGATAACGCTGTTACCTACAAAGATCAGCGTGACAATGCCACCAGCGCGCTGAACCTGGCGAAAGAAACGATTAACGACATGCAGAAGCGCCAGCGTGACGTGGCCGCTCTGGATGCCAAATACACCGGAGAACTGGCAGATGCCCATGAAACTATCGATCAGCTTGAGCGTGATGTTGCTGCTGGGCGTAAGCGGCTGCAAGTCAACGCAAGATGTCCCGCGAACGCAGAGGCCAGCACCGGCAGCATGGGCGATGCTTCCACCGCCCGACTTACTGTCGCCGCT